ACCTTCTAAAACCCTTGTTACTATTGTATTCTCCCCAACACCTGATGCTATTTCTAGATCATAATACCCTTGAGTAAAATTTAATTCTGATGAAGTTAAATATGAAATAAAAATACCTATGGAACCAGACTCTGGGGGGTTAAGGCCTGTTGATCCGCTAAGGTTTAAACCCGTTCCATCTGATTGTAGACTAGAGGATAAGGTTAAATATACTTCATCTGAGTCTACTGAAGGTTTGATTTGCATCCTTGCTCTATATGATGTAAGATCTACGGGTTGATTTTCTGAATCTCTGTATATGAGTTCAAAATTAGTAGTTGATCCTTGTTCTATTATAAAAGAATATTTTCCAGCGGGCATTTAATGTTTATTTATAAATATTTGTTTTAGTTTTTTCATAGGCCTCATTGTAATAATTAATTAAATCTTGAACAATTTCATCTCTATTATTGGTTAATAGAGTGATAGCCTCCATGTTTTTTATTTTACGGGCAGCATTGTATAAAAATTTAAACCCAGATTCAGATTTATTTTTTAAATCCACTTGGTAAGTATCACCGCATATAATCATTTTAGAATGTTTTCCAATACGGGTGGCGATCATTTCCATTTGCTCGTGTGTAACGTTTTGAGCTTCGTCTACTATGATGAGTGAATCAACGAATGTACGTCCTCTCATAAATGATACAGGTACAATCTCTATTTGCTCATCTTGTATAAGTTTTTTAACTTTTTCTTTGTCATATAAGATAAACATATTTTGATATATGGGTTGAACCCATGGATCCATTTTTTCTCTCATATCTCCTGGGAGGAAACCTATATCTTCTTTTGAGACTGTAGGACGAGTAATTATAACTTTACTATATTCTCTTCTCATTAAACCATCTAAGGCTATATTACATGCTAATAAGGTTTTTCCTGAACCTGCTTGACCCGCTAATAAGGTAATAGTGTGGTTTAAAATTTTGGCTTTTGCTTCTTTTTGTTCTTCGTTTAGTTGAATTTTAAAATTAATTGGGTTTTTTACTACTCTTTTGGGACGATATACTTCGTCAGTGTGAGGTTTACTTGCCATAAAACATTTATTGGTTAATTAAAATTATATAAGAACGTCTCATATAAATATAAAGAATTTAAGGGAAATTTAATTCATATCTAACAAATGTGTAAAAGGAGAGGACATTATCCAAATTTTTGTATAGATAAAAAATGCCTAGCTTTCGCTAGGCACCTTTTCAAGATATTAATCTATTAATTAGATTACATTCAAGTCAGATATAAACACTTTTCCGTAGAATTCGGGTCTTACCATCTTCTTAGCATATCTTGTCATTATTCCTTTGCGTGGCGTAAAGGTATTAGGATCGTACACTAATGGAGTCATGATAAGAGGAATATACGGAGCATATACAGCACCTGATTCTAGGAATTGGTTACCTCTGAATCCCATCAAGATAGTATTTTCTGTCATGTATGGGTTCTTATATACTTTGTAACGACTATTTAAAGCACCGATTTTCTGTACACCAAAAGCGTAAGAATTTTTTGTTACATCACCATCAGTATCAGCAGCAAATCCAGGGATTGACTCTAATATAGTAGCTACAGTTGGAGAAACAACCATAAAGTTAGCACCACCTCTTAAGGTTCTTTGGTGAATGATGTTAGATACTTTTTGTAATTTAATTCCAAGAGTTTGGAACCAGCTCATTTGAGTGTAGTATACACCTGATGTGTTAGAATCAAATCCATTTCCAGCAGCATTAAGTTGGTTACCTACTTTAGCAGACCATACTTCTGTTGTTGGAGCGTTTTCAATTAACATATCTAAGATCTCTAAATCAATTTCTAATGAAATATACTCAGATAAGATAGATGTTAATTCAGCCTCAGCATCAATACTGTGGAAAGCATTTAAATCCTGAGAGAATTCTGGTGTCCATTGTGCTTTTAACTTTTTAGTTTTGGCAGCAATAGTTTCAGATCTCATTTGAACATCTATTGATGGGATTGAAATTGAACCACCAGCAGCACCACTTTGATTAGAATATGCAGCACCTTCTTCAAAATCACCTCTGGCATTGTCAGCGGTTTTCTTAGAATAATGTACTACATAGCCATTACCACTTGTGATTTCAGCAGTAGAACCTGTGAAAGCAAAAGTTATATTTCCTGAAGCATCTTGCTTAGTGAATGAAGGTAATTGTCTTGATTCAAGAACTGAACCAGAAGATACTGCAAATGAACGTACTGCATCACCATCTAAATTAACAGAGATAGAAGCAGGAGCTAATGTAATTGTTTTAATTTGTCCAGCTGCGGCTGAAGCTGATAGTTCAGATGTAAAATTTACGTCTGCCCAAGATCCTGTAGCTACTGCTACACCGTTAACTGATGCTGAGAATTGGTTAGATGAATAACCAAATCTACCAGAACCATATAAACCACCTTCTGCTTTGTTTCCAAAATTTTCTGAAGGAGTTCCGTACATTGAATCACCAGCGGTAAATGGTTTTTTAGTTGTTCCATATTGGAAATCTAAATAAAATACTAAACCTGCAGGTAAAGACATTGGCTGTACAGAAACAAATTCTTTAGCAGCAATTTGTCCAAATACCTTTCTTACTAATGGTAAAGCTACAGCAGCATACTGCTCACCTGTACCAGCTGTAAAAGATGCACCTGTTCCAGTTGTGCTAGCTTCAACAACAAGTTGTTTAGCTTGGTTTTCTAACATGATACTCATGTTAGCTCTGTCGGTATCGTTAGCAATTCCTTCTAACAAACCTGACTTAGCCCATTTCCCTGATAATCTAGCAGCATCTTTTTGTACTGACTGATAAGGGTTTGCGGACTCTAATAGTTGATTTACTATGTTTGACATTTATAATTGTTTTTTTAAGATTAAATAATTCCAGCGATTTTTTGCATTCTAGCAACAAAATCGTTATTTTCTACAATTTGTTTTTTAGGAGCAACACCTGCTGGTTTCGAAGCAAAAGAACGAACTTCGTTCATTGGTTTTTTAACTTCAACATTTGTCATTCCTTCTTTCAATGTTTCAAAAATATTCTTTACTTCTTTAACAGATTCAGCACGATCAAAAGCATTAATTACTTTAACTTTTTGTGTTTCTGTTAAGGTTTTGTTACGGAATAATTTATTAACATAAAGTAATTTGGCATTTAAAAGATTAACTTCGTTTAATTCTGATTTTAAAGTTTTGATTACGTTTATAGCTTCATTTAATTCAGCTTTAGCTTTTTCAACTTCTTTCTTTTCAGCGATATTAATCTCATCATCACCCATTTCCTCATCAGCATCCATTCCCATATCACCATCTTCCATTTCGGTATCAAGATCCATTTCTTCTTCAGCAGCACCACCACCCATTACATCAGCTAAGATATCACGGATAATGTCTTTTAATTCATCTACAGTAATCTCACCAACTTCGTCATCAGCTTCTGCTTCAACTACTGGTTTATTACTCATTGTAGATGTTTCGACTTTTGAATCAGGTGCTTTCATTTCTTCAGCAGATTCTAATTCAGCAAGTAGTTCATCTAGATCAATTTCTTCCATTGATCCTTCATCCATGTCTTCACCTTCTTCTACGTAGGTTTCTTCCATTTCTTTTGTTTCTTCCATGTCCTTAGCTTCATCCATATCTTTAGCTTTCGCTTCATCCATGTCTTTTGCTTCATCCATGTCATCTTTTGCTTCATCCATTTCATCTGCCTCTTGTTGTAATTTTTTTTCTAACATAGATTGGATTTGTGGGGTAAAGACTTCTTCTAATGCTAGTTTAGCGTTAGCAAGAGCCGTTTCTCGGATAGCTTTAGCTTCAGCGATAGCATCGTTGAAAAACTTTGTGTTTGACATTTTTTAATAAATTTGTTGTGAAATTACTTATTAAGCAAGTAATATAGGAATGTTTGTAAAGAGGGAGGAAATATTAGAAATTTCCTATCATATCTGTTAATAAATATATAAGTTTTCTAAAAAACAAAGAAACCCTTACATTTCTGTAAGGGAATCGACATCTGCCTTCGGTAGCGTCCGAGGAATTATCTTAAACAACAAATACCTGATTGGATACATATGATATCAGATACTATTGAATTTAATTTACTGTATTTATTTGGTTGGTATGTGCGATTTTCATTTAGACCTGTTGGTTTCATAAAGGCACCATGTGTTGAAGGTGTTGATACGAAATCCCAACATAATAATTCAAAATCATCTTCTACTTCTACTCTGCCTTCACCTAATTGTGAAACAGAACCCATACCTCGAGATGAAATACCTACCGTAATATTATTTTTAAATAATTCTTTAAGTATATTTCCTGATGGGGTAGTTAATATTTCTATTTTACCTATCAAATCGTTACCATCCCACCATAATTCTTTAATATTATGTGATGCGTTTTTTAGGTTAATGATTGAGGATTCTGGGTGGTCTAATTCACCTAATGCTCTGTTTTCAGCAATTGGACCTCCCATGTATTTATCTACTTCTCTCTTTAAAACATCGTAAGGATAGCGTCTTCCATTATGATTGAATTCTTCTGCTCTTTGAACAACACCTTCAACAATCATATTTTTTAAACCACTAATCCCCTCAGATAATTGAGTAAGTTTAGGAGTAAAAACCGAATATTCTAATAGTAGTCTTTGAGCCATTTTATTTTTTTACTATTTTAACTTTAGCGTCAGGAGATTTTTTTTGGATATTGATAGCGTCTTCTTCATTATCTACTTCAATGACTTCAGTTTTCATTTTATGTGCTTCAACTTTATCTTTTAGCTCGTTAACATCAACACCATATTTTTTAGCGTATTTTTCATATATAGAATCACGCATTCTCCCTAATTCCTCAACATCTTCTTCTTCTAATGGGGAAGAACTAGAGTTTACATCAGCTACTCTACTATGATCTTCACCATGTTCATTTACATCATCTAAATCTAAGTAATAGTTTTCTCTATCGTCTTCTGATTCAAAATCATCATCTTCAAGCATAGTAGAAGATGAGTTTACATTTGCTACTTTATCATATTCAGCACCATGTTCACGAATGATTTTACCTTTTTTACTTTTATTTTTCTTTATTAAATCAGCAATTGATTTATCATTTACTTCTACATCACACATACTTTCACCATCCATTTCCATAGATAATTTTTGTGTGTAATGACTTGGGTTGGTGGTAAGATTCTTAAGTACTTTTTTCTGTGCTTTTAATACTTCTTCTTCTGATATATTAGATTGACCCGCTGAATTGTGGGTTAGATCAAGTTCAAAATTCATACCTTTTGAATATTCATATGGGTTAACCATATCAATAGTTTTAGCTATAATTTCTACTTCTTGTTTACCTATAGATTCTTTTGTTTGTTTTTCAGATATCATACCCTTATTTTTAAGGATTTTGATTGTATCTTTAAAGGAATTATGTGATGTGATCCATGGTAAATTAGAATCACGACGCACTTCATACAGAAATTTTTGTTCTGTAATTTCACCTTTTGAAAGTTTAGTATATAAATCTTGTGTTGTCATATATATAAATATTATTTACCTTGACCTACATTTAATTTCTTGTAGTTTTTAGAATTCTTCAATTTAGATGTCTTGCTTTTAGCATGAACACCCGGTCTTTTCTTCTTAGTACTACCTCTATAATTGAGAGTTTGAATTCCTTTAGCCATTATTCTGTTAAACCTTTTATTCTATTATTTAAGTCTTGTAATTTTTCTGAGATTTTATTGATTGAGTTGCTAGTACGTTTTAGATATGAAATGCCTTCATTATTGGCTTTTAATTCATTTTTTATTCTTTCGGTATGAGTCACTACCTTAACTATATCGTCTATTTTACGTCTTATTTCACTTACAGCCCTATGAATTTGTTCAGTGGGTGTACGTAGTTTAGTTTCTGATTTAAATTGTGAATATCTAGCCTCGTTTACTGCAAATTTCTTATAAGAATCAGGATAATTTTTTCTAATATGTGTACGATATTTATTAAATTGTAACATAATTATAGAAGCTATATCGTCTATAACAGGATCATTTGTTTTTTGATCAAGTTGAGAAATAGCTTTACGTAAATCATCAAATTCTTTAAATACAGAATCAAATGCTGGTGTGTATTCTATATCCCATGTTATTTGCCCTGTTGAAGGATCAACATTAGTTACGGTAGATTGAATACCTCTTGATATTTTAGTATCTCCTACCTCAGATTCAAGCATTTCCCTAAATGTTTTTTCAAACAACTTCTTATAATCTATAACATCTGATTTTCTATTAGGGATAGATGGGTTTGGTGTTGTAAAAGGTTCACCAATTTCGTTTTTTTGCTTTTTAAATGCTTTAGGGGTGGAATATTGAGCCCCATTACCTGGTGTAAATGATGCACCAGTTCCAGTAGTACTCATTTCTTTTTTTAAACCTTTTAAATTTAGTTTTTTCATACTAACTCCATTTCCTTAGAAAGTTCTACATATTGTAGTAAAGCAACTAAATGATCATCTCTTAATTTTTTACTTTCTACTATAGGGGTAATTAGACTTATAACTTCTTTTATCTTAATTTTTAAAGCAGCATCATCCACTCTTTTTAAATTCTTTTTTAAATTTTCTGATATTTTAATGAATTTTTCATTTAAATAACTTTTAAGTTTGGGAACATCTGATGCACTATTTATGTACTCTTTTAATATTTCTTTTTGCTCGGGGTTAAGTCCATCAAACTTTGTATTATATTTTTCAAGCATGATTTTATATGCTAAAGAACGAGTACCTTTATCTAAAGCCATTAATTCCTCTACTAGAGGTGTTAATGAAATTTTAGTATCTGGTGTTGATGTTATATATTCTAATATATTAATTTTGGAATTTATAATTATTTCGGGGTTTCCAAATTCTTTATCATTGATTGATTCAAGTAAAGTATAGGTTGATGATAATAATTTATAATTTTTAATTTTTGCTTGAAAAAAATCATCAATATCAAAATTTTCTTTGATTTCTTTGATTAAGTTATATTTTTCTTTAGCCAGTTTTTCTCTATCTAATTTTTTAGACATTTCTAAAATGGTAGAAATTATAGTTTCAGCCTTCCCCTCAGATAGAGATATGGAATTGTTAATGGTTTGGTATAGTTTATTTTCGTTTGCTAATTCACTTTTTGTAAAATATTTTTTTACTAAAGTTGCTGCTTTACTATTATTATTTGACATAGTGTCGGAAGTAATTTTCCTTACTAATAATTCAAATAAAATACCGGTGTTTTTATATTTATTGTGTTTTACTTTCATAAGTAGTGTACTACTAACTATAAATATTAATATTATTTAATTTCCTCACGAATATTGTCTTCATTTAGTAAATTTTCACCTTCAAATAAAGATACTTTTTGTTTTGGGAAGAATTTTTTAAGCATTTTTTCATTTTGAGCAAAAATTGCTTTAGTATTTATATTTTCTAATGTTAACCCATTGCCTGATTTAGAACTAGGCATACCTGGTCTATCCTCAGCTTCTCCACTACTTTTCATACGTGAGGCTCCCAATCTATCCTTACCTAGATTACTATCTTGGGTATTATATGTTGATGAACTTTCTTTAGGACGACCTAAAGCAGATTCTGGGTAATTAGGGTCGTTTACATCATATCCTGTTGGGACACCTTTACTTTCTGGGTATCTACCTGAACCATATAGTGATGCTAAAGCATGAGGAGTTCCATATGCTTCTCCAGATTCAGCTGGGTCGTTTCCTTCTTCTGATATTTGTTTTTGACGGAAGGCTCGTTTTTGATCTTCTATAATTAAATCTCTATATTCTTGGTATTGATTTTCACTGAAATGGAATATATTATCATATATCCAATCTGTAGGCATTAATTTTAAGTCCATCATTTGACCCGCTAGATCAACTTTTTCTTTCATTAATGCTATCCTTTCTTGATCATATATAATAGAAGGTGTAGTTAATGATAATTCAAAATTTGTTAAAGAGGCTCCATCATACCCTTGAGCATATAAATGTACAAGTGCTATTTTTGTTAATTCAGATACAAGAATACGTTGGATTCTTTCAACAGTTCTTGCGAATCTAATATCTTCAGCAGCTAATGTAGCTTTACCTTCTAAATCAGCTTCATATCCTAAGAAGGCTTTTGGAACTTTTAAAGCAGAAAATAATTTATCTCTAAGGTAGGTTACATCATCAATAGCGGCGTACTCTAAACCTTTAGTGTTTTCAATACGTGTGGTTTGGTCACCACCTCTTACAGGAATATAAAAATCCTCTAAGATATTCTGCATATTAAACTTTAAATTATAATCTCCGGTTTGGGGATCAACATATGGTGTTTTTTTCATTTTGTTGATCATACGTTGCATATATGTCTCAACTTCATTAGGTGGAATATTACCAACATTAATGTAGAAAGTGCGTTTTTCAGGTGCTCGAACTATTCTATGGATCAACATGGCATCTTCCATAAGTGTCATTTGTTTCCATATTTTTCTCGCTGGTTCTAAGTAAGATCGACCATAAGGGAGATAATTAAAATCAGATAATAAACGAAAATGCGCCATTTCGTAATTATCAAATATAATTTCCTTTCCTGCTACAGAACGCATACCAGCTGTTATGGTTTGAAATCCTAAAGGACTTTCAGATACAGAATATGTGGGATCATATTTGTATTTAACATCGGCAGGATTTTCAATATCCATTCCTTCTAATCTCATTATAGTATATGAGGAAAATGGTATAACATTATACACTCCAAATTTTTCTGAGATTTCTAATTTTAAATAAAAATCTCCGTATTTAAGCATATTACGAGACCATGACCATAGATTAAACTCTATGTTAAGTATGTCGTAAAATAAGTTGTATAATATTTTTTGAATACTTTCATCTGATGAACGGATTTGTAATACTTCTCCCATGTCATTTCTTAGAGTAGATTCATCGGCTACAATATCAAGAGCAGAGGCTACAATGGCATCGGTATCCATAGATTCATAATCCGTATAGAGTTGTATTCTTGATGCTGGGAAGTTTATGTTTTGAGTTTGGTTATAATTTAAAGCCCCGGATGTGCTATAAAGTTTATTAAACTTATCAAATAATGAATTAGTTTGGAGTTGGCCTAAAGATTGGATTTGATTTGAATCAACTACTTTTAATTGGTTACCCCCCACATTCCGTATTATAACGTCCGTTGAAAATAATCTTTTTAATTTACCAAATAATGAGGTATCTACCATTTTATGTATATATAATAAATATTAATTATCCTAATAACCAGGAAATATCTTCTTTATCCCCATGAGGATTTATCATCTCATAAGGGTTTGAAATCTGTCCACCGGTTTGAAATATAGTTGGGGTTTTATAATTAGTAGAGTGAACACTACCTAGTGTTGCCCTTGTCATATCTATACCTTGTTGTTGAAATCTTAATGCTGTATCTCTTAAAAACATACCAATACCAAAAGCCATAGTTAAATCATCATTATATCCTCCTAAGGCTTGGGCCTTACCATGTTTCCAAACAAAAGTTCTTAGTTCTTCTAATAAACGTTTTGAACGTATTGTAACGGAACGTTCATGAATATACGAAACCATTTTGGATATAACAAGTGGTCTTGTCTTCATTGATGTAGTAAAACCTGGTATCATTCCTTGTCCATTTTCAAAGCGAGAAATGTATTGATCTGCATTACCCATTCCCATATCCATTTTGGGGGAATAATAAAGGTTGCGATATCCTCTATCTATTAATTGTTGAATTACAGCCCAACCAATATTTGCGTTTTCTACTACGAGTAAAGCATCATTATATTCAGTTGCTATTGAAAATAATACATTACCAAAATCTTTTGTGGATATTTGTTGTTTAAATTCGGCTACTTGTGTTGCTGATTCTGTATCTAGTACATGAAATGCAGAAAAATCTTGCCCATCTCCCCTAGCAACATCCGCTACTACCACATATGATTTAGAATAATCAGGAATTTCCCATATCCATAAATTTCCTCCAACACCTCTTCTTTCAACAGGGTCTTGTATAAAGGTAGATTCATAAAAATTAAGGGTATCAGGTTCAATAACAGTATCTCCTGATGTGCTAAAGTCGCAATTACATTCTTGGGCAGCCATACGAGGGCCTAATATAATATCTTGTTTATCTCTCCATTCTTTATCTCGCTCAGGATGGACAGTCCATGGTAATCTTATAGGAATAAAAGTATTTTCTCTTGCTTCTGCTTTTATCCAGGTAGAGTGAAACCAATTTCCTGTACCATAGGGTGTAGATAAAGCTATACAACCTCCTCCGGTAGCAAGTGTTTGTTGGGCAGATGCAAATATTTCATCAATATTATCAATAAATGCAGCTTCATCAATTAGAAGTAATGATACTGCTTCTGAACGACCTGCATCTGATGATGCTGATGTGGCTTTTATTTGGGAACCATTTGCTAGGCGTAGGGATAATTTATTATGTTCAACGGTTTTAATTTGTAGCCATTTAGGTAGATTATCGTATGCGAATCGGACTTTGGTTACCATATTTTTCGCTGTTTCTTGCTTAGTAGCGATACATAATATGTTCTTATCTTTTTGAAACAACATCATCCATAATGAAAATGCTGAACATAGTGTTGATATACCTAATTGGCGAGATTTGTTTATAATAAGGTAGTCTTCATTCTGCATATGTTGAAGTACCTTTTCTTGAAATGGGTAAAGATTAAACTTGATTCTACCTTGTTTAGGGTTTTGAATCATATAATACTTTTTCATAAAATATACTGGTGATTGAGCACATTTTATGAATTCTTGTTGGATTATTTGTTTTATATTATCTGCCATTTTATTTGATTAAAATTACAGCACCTACTATTAACAATAAACCTGTACTACTACCTAAAATTTTATTTTTAAATTGAGATTTTTTTAAATTTTGTTGTAGTTTTTTAGATAATTCTTGGGAAAGTTGAATTTGACTATTTTTAACATTTAGTATACTCTCATAATTTATAACTTTAGAATTAAGATTATATATAACGCCATCTTTTAAAATAACTTTATTTTCTAATAATCCAATCTTAACACTTAATATAGAGATTTCTTCTTTTAAAGCGTCTCCTATAATAAGATCTTTAATTACTAATCTTGCTATTGGTTTTTGTAATTGAATCGTGGAGGTGTTTGTAACGGTCTGTGAAGAACCTACTAAGCTCATCATCATTAAAAAGATCGACAGAACTAACTTTTTCATTTGTTTTTTGTTTTAAATAGACTACCTTATTGTCTTGTAGGTCTATCTTATTATCGAGGTTTGATATTTGAAGGTTAAGTTCAAATATATTGTTGTCTAAAAGTTTATTTTCAATATGTAGGGAATCGACCTTAGCTTCTAGTGATTTTATTTTAGAGTTATACTCCTCTATATAGGTATTTTTAGTCTTAAGGAAAAAGTACATTATTAAGCATACCCCTACTATGAATAATACCACAAACCTATTTTTGTATAACATTTTTATATATTAATACCCTTTAAATCCTCATACGCTTTCTTAATTGCCTGGTATTCAGGAGTAAGTTGTTTTAATGAGTTTTTGGCTATTTCTTTATCATTGTTATTGGTAGCATTCTTAAAATTTTGAAGATTTAACTGCATTTTGGCACTTATTTCTTTATATTTTTTAATTGTGATATCTTGTCTGGATAGTTTTTTGTTTAGTTCTTTATCACCAGCGGGTGCATTATCTTCGTCACCAGGGATTTCAACTGATATTTCATCGTCCTCGAAATCGTCTTGTTCTTTTAATTTTCTAGACATGCTTATAAAGTTAGACCGGTCATATTCATCCCAATCCTTTACGGGTTTGCTATAAAGGTAATGAAGTTGTTTTCCTTTACTTTCAAGATAACGTGTTACATACTGTTGAGAAGGCATTTCAAATTCATCTTGTTCTCTATTAGCAATTTCTATAGAAGATAAAAGATTAAGTCTATTAGATTCAGTTTCTGCTCTTTCCTTAGTTGAAAAATCTGTTACAATTTCATTACCTTTCCATACTTGGTAAGTATCGTTGGTTTTTGAATATTTCACATAATGATCATTACCATCGTATGATTCTTTATAAAGAGTTTGGTTTTTCCAATTTATAATGCTAAAATTATCTTCCATATGATATATTATTTATACATAAATATTATGATTTAATAAACCCAAGCATTTGCTCAATACGCTCATTAGTTGTACCTTTCAACATATGTAGATTTTTAATTCTATGCCCATATATTCTAGTAAAATGTGTAATTGTATTATCTATTAAATTTCTATAATCTTCATTGGTTTCCCTTATTGAATTATCTTCAATATCAACACCTTCAGGAGAAATATAAAATATATAATCATATTCTTTTAAAAAATTTACAGCATACTCTATAAAATATTCTTTATCCTTTAAATCAATGGATTTAGCACTTTGTGTAAATGCCATTACATCAATTATAGTTCTATCTGTTATAACATTTTCCTTCATTAATTCAGAACAACGTTCGGATAAGAATACCGTTTGACCTTTTAATGTAGAATCAGTATTTAATGGGATACCTAATCCCATAAGATATTTACTACGTTCAGTAGCAAATTCATAACCCTCAAATTGTTCTAAATCTTTTAAAGCATTCACTAAAGTGGTTTTGCCAACTGAAACTGTTCCGCACATTCCTATTTTCATAATTTTTCTTTTTAAAATCTTGATTGAACTTGTGGGTTTTTATCAGGGGCTACACCATTTCTATCTCTTCTGAATTCTAACCATGTTTCTTTATCATATTCGAATCCGTATAGATAATATTCATCAGGTTTATTTTCACTTCTTGGATATTTAATAGCAGGACCATTCCAGTTATGAAATTTATTATCAAAAAATGTAATCTTCACCCCTTCAGGAGTGGTAATATTTCTAGTTGACCATTCTTCTTGTGTACTCTTTTTCATATGTAAATATATTAACTTAAATTTGTGAATCCAAATTTTCTTTATCTTCTTTTAATTTTTTTATTAATTTTTCTCCAGTTTCAACTATATCGTTAAACTGTTCTAATACATTTCCAAAAATGTGATCTAAGTTGTAATCCATAACCTTTATTTGTTTTTTTTTAACACGTAAATATACGAAGGAGCTTTCGCTCCTCCTACTATTTTCGTATATTTCTTTTATCTTTTAAACTTTTATTTTCCTCATCAAGGAATTTAGTTTTGACTTTAAGTGCAGCTACTTCTGAGGATAGGTCTGTTATAGTTTCCCTCATAATATCTTTATCTTCTGAGGATTGGATTAATAATGCTTCAAGTTTAGTAACACGGGATTGAAGATCTAATATAAAACGTTCATTAGCTCTTTGGGGGTGTGATTCTCTATCAGCTTTATATTTTAACCTTGCTTCATAAAACCTCCATGCTCCAACCGATCCAACGGAAGAGGCAATGGCTATGATTGTAGTAAATAAATTTTCTTCCATTATGAGGTTTTAACATATATAAATATATTAGTCACCCATAATATTATACTTCTCTATAACTTCACTGCGTAAATCTAAAAATAATTTTATTTCTTCAAATTTTTTAGAGAAAAGTGAATCGGAATTGTAGTTATATAAAAAATGTAAATCAACAGCCTCTAACATTTGCCCGAGTTCTTCATTTGATAAGTCCTTCGGCAACGTAGATTCCTTGTGAACTAAATATTGGAGTTCTTCTAACTGAGAGAGCGTCTCTGATGGAGTGAATATTTTCATATAACTGTTATTCCTCTTTTGATATTGATTCTGCTACATAAATACCTTGCGCACCACTAACAGTTATTCCTCTAGCTGAGAGAGCGTCTCCTACGAAGTGAACATTTTCATATTTTGTAAGGCTTAAATTAGAATAATTAACTAAAGGTTCAGGGGATAAATATTTAACTTCTGGTATGTAAATACCCCAATCGTCTTTTAATGTTGGGAATACTTTCTTCATATCCTCGATAAAATCTAATATATAATGGAAATATGGTTGCATAATTTTGGTTACCTCGTGTAGTCTATCTATTTCAATAGATGATACATTTTTACCTTCAGAAGTGGTTGATGGTTTTCTTGTTGGACTATAGTATAGTCCCGTACCTTCTTTCTGTAATTTTGATACAACCTTTCTTGACCATTCAAATGGGTTTTCTATACCTTGAATCTCCATTAAGATACCAAAGTTTGTCATGTTGTTTCTATATTTCTCGTCTTTTCTAGCGTGACCATTGTAACTATGGTTACCATAAGTGTCTTCTACGGCAACGTATGCAGCATTGTTGTTTGTGCAGAATGAACGTAGAGATACGCCTTTATCCTCGTATTTTCTATATAATTTAAAATCGTAAGATACATCGATTAGTTTTTGGAAATGTTCTTGTGGTGCCTCGAACCTAACACCAATTTGGACTGATTTGGCTTCCGTTGGTAAATCATATTTTTCTGCTAATTTCTTACCAAAGTCTATGCCTGATTTACCTACACCAAATATTAATTCATCATATTCTAATGTTTTATTATTAAACCATTTCATACCTCCAGGTAATCCACCACTATCCATTTTTGCTACTTCAGGATAATATATTTTATTATCTTCAAAATCAATATCCGTTACTTTAGTTTCCCATATAAACTCTACACCTTTAGATTCTAAAAAATCGAACCAATTTTTACCTATTTCATGTAGATAATCTGTTCCAACGTGCCATACAGGGAATAAACGTAAACCGAAATAAGGTTTAATGAAATCTGGTTCCTCTATTGGGTTTGAGCATTGTACTTCTTCTGGTTTAGGGTGAAAACGTTTAAAATTCTCGATTACCTGGTTCATCAACTCCATTGCTTTTTCATCACCACAATATTTTGATAATTGACCTCCGATTTCTGTGTGGTAAGTTAATTTACCATCAGACCAACCACCAGCTCCTAAAAAACCAGTCATTACATCGTCGTAAGGTCGATTATATGGATTGTGTCCCATATCGATAATGGTAATTTTTCCATCAAAGTTATTGTCAACTAATTTTGTGGCAGCGTTTACACCCGCTACTCCAGCACCAATTATTACTACGTTTTTTACCATTGTGTGTTTTTTATTAACTGTTAAATATACGAACTAAAAGTGGCAACTCCAAATTAGAAGCGCCACAGATGCTTATATTATATTTTAAATCGAATAGGCTATGAATCTATTCTATAAGTTTTTTTGTTTTTATTTTACCTTTTATTTATTTTTATGTTATTTGTTTTTATGTTATTTGTTTTTAATTGATGTTATCTTTCTTTTATAAAGATACGAAATTTTTCTTGGGTAGCCTAATTTTTATGTGGTTATTTTATATATGTTATAAATATTCTAAATTTATTTTACTTTAACAAACTTCCCATTTTGAAGTTCATAAACGTTTGAAGAAGCATTAGATTGGAATTTTGTCATCACTATAGCTTCATTATTTTTTATACCAAACATCTCTCTGTCTGCCCTATATGCTGATGTTAAGTATGGGTAATATTCTCCTTTAGGAATAGATGGAGGAATTTCATCATGTTGAGATGTTAATTCGTATGTATTGTTTCCTTTAGGTTTTAAATCGATTTTACCTTGTAAAATAATGTTAACATTATCTTTACTAAAACTTTCACCATACTTTGGACCATATATTAATTTTTGAATAAGTTCTTTGTCCTCAATACGAGATATAAAACGGGATTTGTTAGGTAGACCTTCACCTATATTGTTTTCGTTTATCCATTTAGATAATGCTACATTAAAGGCTTTAACTTCTGGGTGGTCTTTGTACATTGTATATCCACTCCATCTGATGAAATCATTTGCCGAAGCACCTTTACCACCAGCTTTTTTATGTGAAATAAAGACAACTGGATTACCTTTAATATCTATTAAGTTAAAATCAGATTTAGGTGATCCTTTTTGGGATTCTGCATCTATGATATTATTATATGTTTGATTTCCTACAGTAACATTTATAGGCTGTCCATTATTTTCTTCTTTTAATAAAGATATTTGGTCTTTAAGTAATTTTAGGTTATAGTCTTCTACTATAGTCCCGGATCCTTGACCTCTACCACCAAAATCTGAGTTCTTTTGTAAGTCTTTAATAGAGTATTCTTTACCGGCATCGTCTTTAAAGAAGTTGAAGGAATTGATATTGGTTGTGGATAGTTTTTTTATCTCATTTGAATCTCCATTAGAGAAGATATCAGCATGGTCAGGATTAATAAATTTAAGGGGAGTTGAATTACCACCTACAAGTTCGAATGCAGATCCATTTTTTATTTTATCTGCTAATATTTGAAATCTAAAACCCCCACGCTTAGCTAAATCAAAAAAGGATAAAGCATTAAAATTATTTTCTTTTAATATTCTAAACCTAAGGAGTGGTTTTTTTATTTCTACGCTTTCTTTTAAAATTTTAAATTTAAGAGGTAAAGTACGAATTGGTTTTTCTACTTTTTTAACTTCAACTTCTTTAGTTTCTGCTAATTCTTCATCATCACCACCTTCATCTTCAGATGATATTCCATCTTCCTCAGTTTCTTTAGAGGCATCTGTAATATTTTCTTCTTCAAC